TTCATGACAATAGACCTAAAGAACCTGCAGTTACTCCCACTGCCAAGAAAAAACTAAACTCCACCAAGTCTCTTGTACCTGGTGGAATTGCATTTATAATTGTTGATATGAATATCATGATATCACATACTGCCCTGCATTAAGTGCAGTGTAGCAGGCTAATATTACTAGAAAAGTGACTTGAGGCATAAAATTAAAACTCCGATCATTGCTAAACGACCATTTACTTTTTCGGCATACTTCCAGTAGGGGTGAGAAAAATCCATTATGCTCCTGATGGTGCATAGACTGGTTGTGCTGCTCTAACACCCTTTCCTCCTTGAAAATCATCGTCATCATCATCGTTTGCTCTAAGAACTAATTCTGCTAGAACTAGTATCCCGATTGGGTATAAGCACCATATGATGGCTGTGAACGGTGATATTTCTGAAACTGCTTGAAGTTCGCCCATGTAAATTTATGTTACAGTAATTATTTAGTTTTGTAAAGTTTTATGCAAAAACACTAGTAAAAGTGCTTGTTCCAAGTGCCAACATAAAAATGTATGGCACTACTTTAAATGGCACTGGATGTCTTTTCATTATACGAAACCTGGTATGATTTGACCTGTTGTTAAATAAGCACCCAATCCTGCGATGATGCCAAGCATTGCGAGTCTACCGTTAAGTTTCTCAGCAACTACTTTTTCTTTTTCAATTTCTTTTTTCATTTAGAAAATACCTGGTATGATATTTCCTGTTGTAGCGTATGCTCCTACTGCTGCTACGAAGCCAAGCATTGCTGCCCAACCATTAAATCTTTCTGCTTCTGGTGTCATGAGTTTGTACCTTTGTTGAATTGTAAATTGAGATTGAAATTTCATCTAAGTCTCCTTAGAAGATGCCTGGTATTATCCAGCCTGTAAATCCGTAGTTAACCACGGCTGCGAACAAACCCATCATCGCAAGACGACCATTCATTTGTTCTGCTACTTTCCAGTAATTACCTTGCATTAGAAGATACCTGGAATGATTTGACCTGTGGTGGCATATGCACCGATAAGTGCAACGAAACCGATCATCGCCCAACGACCATTCACTTTCTCAGCGTTCTGAGGATAGCCCTCATAGGAAGCACTTTCATCAATGTAAGGTCTTGTTTCATTTGGGAAAGCGTTTTGTCTTCCACCTGATTCTGTTGTAACAGTCATTTAAGTTTTATTAAGTAACGTAACATAATTATATAGGAAATCTAAAATTTTGTCAACAAAACTTTACAATAATATCAGAAAACACTAAAAAAGCAGGTATAAATACCTGCTTTCTGTATTTGTTGTAACAATTATGACAAAGTTACTTACCAATCATCTTCCATTTCTATTTGCTGCACAGGGCAAGGTGGTGCTGTTCTGTGATAATTAACGTGTAACAACTCTATGAACACAAGAGAACAAACTAATATTATATTGATCTGAAACAACGGATGCTTGAGTAAATTCATTATATCTTGCGTTGAGTAAAGTCAATCCCTTCCATATGGTCATATTCGTGTTGGAATACTCTAGATGTAAATCCAGTTAATTTTTCCTTATGTAGTTTACCATTTGCATCCTCATATTTTACAACTACAGAATCTGGCCTTTTTGCATCAAGAAAGACACCAGGATATGATAGACAGCCCTCTTCAAGAACCACCTCCTTACTATAACTTTTAATAATTCGTGGATTGAAACAAGTAATTGTCTCTTCTGTTTCTGTATCAATCATCATACAAAATGCTCTTTCCTCTATACCAATCTGATTGGCTGAGAGACCAACACCATCATAGTGTAGCATATTTTCGATTAATATCTTTGATAGTTCATGGCGATCTAAATTATAACTACACGACTTTATCCTGTTGCGTAGCATATAATCATCTGATTCAATCAGTTTCTTGATCATCTTCTTTCCTTGGATTGCTTAAAAACCAAGAAGGGCCCTCCATTGTGACATCTATATAAACAGTTTTTGCGTAATGTAATCCACGATAACACAGAAAAGCAAAGACCTCATCTATATCATGCTTGTCTTCATCCCATTCTGGTGCTTGTCCTCTACCTAATAAGTGTAACATTTATCTTTACCTCCTGTAACATTATTTAGGTTTCAAAACATTGACAAAAAAAGAGACCCCCGAAGGAGTCTCTGTTATCTCGAACGAGATATTTATTACATAAGGTTTGCAACCTTAACTCTTCTGTAGTAACGGTTTGTGTTACGTGTAAGTGTTCCAAGTCCCTGAGTTGTTCCTTGTGAGAATGGGTTCTCAACCATACCATATCTGGTCTTGAATCCAATTTTTGGTTGGAATGTATCCTGACCAACCGCACGAACCATCTGTAATGGTACATATGGGCAGTAGAATAATCCAGCGTCATAAGGAGATGAACCTTTGTAACCGATAACATAGTACTGAGTATCAGATACGTTAGCAGCAAATGGGTCAATGTACACTCTGTACTTACCTTGTAATACACCAGCAAATGTATTGCCTGTGTCATCTACGTTTAGGTTAGCGTTAAGAGCAGGAGTGTAGTCAAGTACACCAGCCATTGTCAATGCAGAAGCAACGTCAGCAGAGCAAAGGATCATGTTACCCTTCCCACGTCTGGTTTCTTGTGCGATTGCGTTAGCATCTCTTTCCATTTGGAAAATAAGACCCTTAAACTTCTCAACTGACCATCTTCCGTTGGAGTCTGTGTCTAAGTCGAATGTTCCACCAGTAGCAACGTTTGCTTGAGCACCAGGCTTCGCTACGTTGTAGATTGTTCTGATGACTTCTCTATTGATTTCAGCAAGAATTTCAGTTGATAGAATATTTGCTAACTCAGCCTCAGCGTTCAATCCGTGGATTGCCTTAAGGTCTTGAGCTAATTCTAAACTGTACTGTGCCTTTAGAGCTCTTGACTTTGCAGTCACAGTAACTTTCTCGATTGAGAAAGCCATCTCGTTGAAAGTCTTTCCAGATTCTCCAAGATCTTCAGAGTCATCTGTTCTCATACCTTGACCAACATCATAAGCAACTTGAGTTGCGTTTGTTGAAGGGTTAAGAGCGCCTGGGTTAGTACCTGACTGAGCAGTTGTACCTAAACCAGTTGTAACAGATGTAAATCCGTCTGTAAGATCGTTCTCTTGGTTCTGTCCAGAGAATGCTGAATCTGGTTCGTTGAATAATGCCTCTGTTCCAAGCATGTTGTTAGCATTTGTGCCATCAACAAATCTGGATCTCATTGCGAAAATAAGTCCTGTTGGAGCGTTCATTGGTTGAACACCAGCAAGGTCATATGCCACCAAGTTAGGCATAGATCTTCTAATCAATGAGATTAGAACAGGGTCAAAACCAGCAACAGGGCCAGTTGCTGTTGCACCACCAGAGAAACCAGCACTAGAGCCAGTATTTGTATTCACTGTTGGGGCTTCTGAGAGGAATGATCTTTCCTCTGATAAAAATCTTTCTTGGTTCTCAAGCAAGACAGCAGTTACCGCTTTACGATGATTGTCCTTGATAGCATCAATTCCATCATGTTCTAGAAGGGGCTTCCACTTCTCTTGCAATTGTTCTGCGTTGCCAAACATTTGCGTTTTACCTAATAAGTTTACGTTTGATTAATTAACAAGTTGAGATTCACTTTTTAGTGGCATGGGATAGTGCCTGGATGTATGCCGCCATACTACCAGAAACATCTGGTGTTGCAGCGCTTTCGTTTAACACTTCCGAGTCACTTCTTTTTGGAGCAGCCTTAAAGTATGACTCTTTTAGAGTCTCAAGCTTTTCCTTATAAGATTCTTCACTTTCAAACTCAACACCTTCGGCAAGTGAAGCGAGCTTTTCCTTCTGAGAACTTGATAAGCCTTCAGAAACATCGGAAAGGATGTTACCACCTGTTGCCTCGGAGAGACTCTTAGTGATAGCTATATTCTTTTCGATCTGCTCGTTGAGTTTTGATTCCATTTCGTCAAGTTTGTCTACCATATTCTCAACGACATCATATTTATCTTCAGGGATTGATACATAATGTTCTTCAAATAGACCTCGCATTCCTTCAAGGAATGATTCAGTCATTTCGGTTCTAATTCCACGCTCTACTTGTAGTGCGTTTTCTTGTAACCACTCATCTGCGACGTACTCTAAGTAAGAGTCAACACGCTCGATGAGTTCTTCTTTCATACCTTCGACCTCTTCTACGAGCTTTGCTTCGTAGTGAGCATCCATGGCTTCTCTAAGTTCGGTAACTTTGGACTTTAGAGCAGCCTCGAAAATTGTCTTAGCTTTCTCTCTAAACTCTTCGGATAGTTCCTGTCCACCGAGAAGTGCATTGACATCATCATCGATGTCTACTTCGTCAGTGATTTCTGGGAGTTCAGTTACTTCTTCTTCAGTAACTTCTTCCTCAGCGACTACTTCCTCTTCTGCAACTTCGTCTTCTGCAATAACCTCTTCTTCGGTCTCGACTTCTTCCATTTTTGATTTAGCCATAACACCTTTTACTGATTTGAGATTTGCTGCATAAGAACCTTCGCCAGCTGGATCCTTTAATTTATTAGAATCGTCATCTGGTCTGTTGTTTTCTGGAGTTGGGCCACCGAGGTCTTCATAGCTCACGCCTGCCATGGTTTGCATGGGCTCAGCGGGTGCTGCACCTTTGGTTACGGCGTTCTCCATTTCTTGTAAATTTTTCCCACGGGACATTTGAACTCTCCGAATTACCTTTTTGTATAAGCTGTTTTTATTTATATAATTAAAGATTTGCTAAGAAATCTTCAAAGACGTTTAATTTTTGTTCGTCTAATTTTCTTTGATCAACTAGAGTGTTGATTCTTTTATAAGTCTTTGATGCAAGGCGTTCACGAATGATGCCTCCATCCCAAACCCACTCTTTTCCTTCCATAATTCCATCTACAAATGCATCTGGAGCAGAAGGATCTGCAACGATATCAGCAGCAGTAGCAAGAGTAAAATCTTCTCCTACCACACTGTATCCTTCGTTAGTCTTATTTAAAGACCCTACACCTCTTGATGAAACACCAAGTTTAACACCTTCATCTAATAAATTAGATGCGATCTTACCCATTGGGGTACTAAGAATCTTTGCTTTTCCTATAAAATTATTTCCACTCTCTTTGAGAGAAACAATTTTATGAGATACTCTGTCAAGATTGACAGTCGGGCCATCTGGATGACCTAACTCTCCAAGAGCTCTACCCTTCTCAACAAAGTTTTCGTTGTATCTATTAACTTCACGCATTAACGTTTGTTTTGGATACATTCTACCATTACGATTCTTCATTTCACTTTGAAGGAATACTCCTTCAATATACAGATTCTTCTTACCGTTGCGACTTTCAACAATAACTTCAACCTGTTCTATTTCTTCTCTAATGAGTTTCATTATTGTGCTCCTGATATTTGAACCTGTTGTGCAAATAATTGACCAGCTGTTGTATGGTCAGTCACCGCTGAAACAGTCAATTGTCTTCTTGCCTCTGCTGCAGTTACAACTGCATTATCGGAGTTAAGAACTCGACTGTCATGATCAATTGTTAATTTAGCACCAAATTGTGCATATCCAATCGTTCTAGCTTCTTGTACTGAAACAATTTTTGCTGTCGTATTGAATCCAGTTACACCTGTGACACCAGATATTACGACCACATCATTAACTTTAAATGGATTACCCATTCCTTCTGGGAGTGTAATAACTGTTGCAGCTCCCTTTGTAATTCCAGCAATTCCGATAGAACTAACTCTACCCAAATTTAAAGTTGCAGAACCATTTGCAGGGACATAGTAATCAGTTGTAGTTGCAGGCCCAGTAGTTCCAATAGCTACATGTTGACCAGCGTTTTTAGCAACAACTCTAAGTGTGTCCGATTGTACTGTAAAAGTTTGTGAAGCACTTGTTTGATTCGTTGCAAAACTAAAACCAGTGCCTACAGGTTGATGTGCCATTTACTCTTCCTCTTCGGTTTCTTCAGCATTATCAAGTTCACCAACTGTTTCTGCATCTGGTTCTACATCTTCTTCAGATTCAAGTTCGTAACCCATCATTGCATTTGCAACCGCAGGCTTGAGTGCATCAACTCTTGCACCAGCCTTTTGCATTAATTGAGTTTTTATTGAATCACTAATTTCAGATGGAGATTCATCCGCAATCATCAAGTTCATTAATTCATCCATGAGATAAAAATCCTATACCTATGTTTTATTTATATCTCGCCACCTTTGGGAGATTCTGGAGCTTCTACACTTTCTGTATCAACATCTGGTTCTACTTCACTTTTAGGTTTACTTGTTTGAGTTTTTTGTTCTGCATCCATTGCCATTTGTGCAATCTGCATCTCTTGTTCAGTTGGTGGAATCATACCAGCAGATCTCTCTTCATCCATTAATCTATTCTGTTCTGCAATATCCATATCAGTCTGACGTAAAATCTTACGTCTAATATAATCAATAGAAAAATATTTTCCAATGTAAGGATCAGCACTTGCAACAAGTCCTAATCTATCATTCATTAATTCAGCATCTTTTAACTCTGCAAAATGATTGTCATACAAGTAATCGTACTGAATATGATCACTCATCTGTTCCCATTCTTCGGGAGTACAAATATTTTTAAGAATCAATTGAGTTTTAAGTATGTCATGGAAAAGATTACTAAATCTCTTTCTCATTCTTCCAACAAACTTAGTAAATTTAAGTTCATCTCTTAATATTTCAGATGATCTTCCTAAATTAAATCCACCATCAGATGCAATACGTGACTCAGGTACATTTAATGCACGATATAATTTTTTCTGAAAGTATTGAGCTAGGATTTTCTCTAATATCTATAATTACTTTTACTTTAACTCCACTTTTATTTAATGAAATTGCTGTTTCATAAGCACTATCATTGTTAGTAAACAATGAAATATTTTCTCCAGTTTTTACACCATAATAATCAATATATTTTTTTATAGATGATGATAAAATTATTCCTGGTCTATCATTGTTACTAAAAATTAATGGTCTTTCAATAGCACCAGTTGCTATTACAACCTTTTTAGCTCTTATTTTTAACAATCTTTGTCTAATTTTTTCTTTTCTTTCATGTCGTTTAACTAAAACTCTATTTTGTTTCAATAATTCAAAAAAGTAGTCAGGATGATGAACTTCAAAAACTTCATTTATTAATCTATGACTTTTTGATTTATTACTTATTTTAATTTTTGGATCACATTCATCAAATTCAAAATCAAGAATTTCATCATTATAAATAGAGGCAATCCATCTAATAGGTCTTGAAAATTTAATGTTACCGGCCCCCCATTTCATAAATCGAGGGCCTTGAAGACTCTTTACTATTTTTGGGATAATCGAAGACAAAGAAATTTTTGTTGATAATCCTTTCTCAATTTTCTTTCCGAATACAAATTCACCCTTTTCTGTATTTTTTATTTCTAACTCACCTACATCTATATTTAAGCTTTTAGCAAATCCTAAAGCGGCATTAGTAGGACGTCCATTTAAATAAGCTGAATTTGCTTTAGGCCCTTTTCTTTCTATTATCTTATCTTCCGCATAATCAACTAAACCTTCGAGAAGTAGAACTATCCTTCTTGGTGTGGAAGTAACAACTATATTGTCGAATTTGATTAACTTTTTATCCAATTCAAATTCTATTAGAGATTTAAATTGCTTTAGAACAGAATGAGAAAATTTTGCAGGCAATTCTTCTGTTCCTATCTCAAGTAAATATTTAGACAAGAAAAAAATATGACTTTACTTACTATAATTTACTACCAGTTAAATAAGCTTTTCGCTAATGTATAAAAAGAGATATTTTTTGGTCCCTTGATCAAGGTTGAGAAAGTAAAAAAGAAAAAAGATCCTAAGAAGGA